GACTTTAGCACCGGCACTGACCTTATTCTCTTCGGGGATAGGTGCAGAGTAGATAGGTGCTTTGATACCTTTACCAAAATTGAACACTGCTTGACCTGTTGACAAGGCTTGCATACCGAGGTTGGTAAGTGCCATGTCGATAGAATCAAGACGGAGTTGAAGCACATCTTGGGCGTAACCCATGATAAGGGGTGCTTCGCTACCGAACTCATTGAACAAACGCTCCTTGTACTCGCGCTCCATTGAGTGCTCTTGCCATGACGGTGAAATCATGTCAGCAAATGAAGCGTTGTAGAAGCTAGAACCACCTTCTTCGAGCAAGCGTCCTTTACCGCGAGGTGCTCGCATATCGGCGATTGTAGCGTGTTCGGGTTGCTTAGCTGTTATCTTGATTGCTGCTGTACCGTCGGTAGCTGTAACGATAGTGTCGGTAGCTACGGGGAAGAATGTACGCCAAAGAGCGTAGTTAGCGCGAATCAAATCGGGGTCAGCCAAGATGTATTGGATAATCTGCTTACCCTCAACGCTGTTTTCAAACAGCTTTACGTATTTAGATTGACTAAAATCAAATTTCATATTGTCTAAGATTTAATTAGTTGTTAATCTTATTTTTGGAGAGCCGCAGGTTTGATTTTAGCATGGATGCCGAACCAACCGTCTACGTTGGCGATATTCAAATCAAGAATACACTTAGGCATAGGCGACATACGAGAGATGTACATAGTACCACCCATAGCCGGAGTAAGGAAGTATTTAGCTGATTCAAAGTCGTCCATTGAATCGCCTTCGGCAGCAGGATTGAACAAGAAGTCATAGTCGCAGTCAGCTACGGCATTGACGTTCTTGACGAGCATATTACCGTCAGCGTCAGCTTCAACTAAAATATCGTCAGCTACGGGAGCTGTAGTCGGAGCTGCTGAAAGGGTAAGAGCGAATACGTCTTGACCTTCGGCAGTTGTCTTTTTAACTTCGATAACTGAGAGTTTTTCACCTGCGCCACCGATAGTGTCGGGAGCAATAGTTAAGGTGTCACCTACGTAGGGAACATGAAGATAACCTGAGCGAGCAACATTTACTGTTGCACCGTCGGCTGAAACCACCTTGAAAGTCTTTAGAATGTAAAGAACAGGATTCTCGGTGTTCTCGTCATATTTCATCCACAGCAAGTCACCTGCGAAAAGTTTGCCGTGCGCCTTAAACGGATTTGCAACGCGACCACCAAAGGGGAAGTATTCGAGGTTGTCACGAATACCGTCCTCGCGAACAAACACGTGTTTAGCACCGCCAATTTTACCTGACTGTTGTACAAGGGTACGACCCATAAATACGCCAGCAGCTTCTTTAATAACTTGTGCCATTTAGATTTGTTTTAAAGATTGTTTAACTTGTTTTGTTCTCTCTGTTGCTTAGCCATTTGTGAGGCAAGTTTCAGAGGGTCGGTTAAATCTGTATCACCAGAGCGAGGCGGTATGGGTGTTGGTGTGGGGTCGGTCTTAGCTACACCTTTGTTGTAAAGTTTTAAATAAGCGTCGGCTTTAGCTTCAACATCCAAATCCTCGGTAATTGAAATTTCTCCTACGAAAGAATCAATCCACTCGTTATCCTTAACGCCCTTCTCTTTTAGTTTTGCTATCAACTCGTTCTTTTTCTCAGAGAGAGTTTTTGCTCGGGCACTTTGAGCTTGTGCATCCATTAATTGTTGGATTTGTTTGCGCAGTTCGGCAAGTTCTGAATTTGCCGGTGCAGCAGGCTCATCTGTACTTTGCGGCTTTGGCTCTGCGGGTTTCGGGGGTTCGGGGTGGTCTGTATTCCACTGTGCGATAAATGCTGCTTGGTCGTTTTGCGCGTTGCCGTTGCTTGTTTTAAACATTGGTTCTACTTGCGCCACGAAATCGTCAAGCTCAGTATCGTCGTTTACCAAGAGCTTCATTAGGGTATCTAATTGCTCATTGATAGTTCTGTCCGATAGGTAGCATTTTTTGCCACCACGGGTCAGAATTGCGCTAATTTTTTTAGCTGCTTCGTTTTGAGTAAACTTCATATCTTGGTGAAAATTTATTAAATTATTCGCAAAAGTAAGTTCGCGTAAGCGAATTGTCTAAAATCAAAGAGGTGTATAATCGTCAGTCTGACGTTTTTGTTTTTACGCTAAAACATATATAGTTTTATTATTGGGGTACTTTTGTGTCGGGGATAGGCTGGAGTAATTAACCAACCGAACCATAGGCAATATATATCTTGGCGTACATTCCTATCTTCCCCTTATTTTTTATTGTACGCCTTAACTTAAAATTTTAGCGTAATGCCAAGAAAGAAAACGACAGCGGAATTTATCGAAGAGGCTCAGACCGTGCACGGTAGTCGATATGATTACTCAAAGGTGGAGTATGTGAATAACAATACTAAGGTTTGCATCATCTGCCCCGAGCATGGCGAGTTTTGGCAAAGAGCGGCTGACCACATTAAAGGGTGTGGCTGTTGTTATTGTAGCGGTAGGGCAAAGCTCGATACGGCACAATTTATCAGCAAAGCACGTCTAATAAATGGTGATAGGTACGATTATTCTAAGGTACAATATATAAATAGTCAAACGCCTGTAATAATCGGTTGCCGTTGTCATGGTGACTTTTTACAAACACCAAATAGCCATTTATCCGGTTATGGGTGTAAGGAGTGTTCTCGCGAACAAAGTAAAAGTTTAGTGATGGGCGTAGGCGTTAATGATTGGCCTGCACCTATAAAGGTAAAAGGAGAACATATCTTAGCTTATAAATATTGGCATCAGCTTTTAAAACGTCTATATAATACCCGTTCTTTAGCTTTAGAACCTAAGTATAAAGAGGTTGGGTTATGCGAAGAGTGGAAGTCATTCTCTAAATTTAAAGAATGGTTTGACGCAAATTACATGGGCGGTCGTGACGATATTGATTTGGATAAAGACCTTATGTGTCACGTATTGGGATTCAAAACGAAATTCTACTCGCCTCAAACTTGCGAGTTCTTGCCTAGAGAAATCAACGCCGTTATCGCATACGATAAATATACAAAGGACTTACCTGTTGGTGTTCAACACGCTCGCCATTCCGCTCGATATACCGCCACGATAAGTATAAATAATCATAAGCATCATTTAGGTACATTTGATACGGTTGAGGAAGCATTCGCAGTCTACCGCGCCGCTCGTGAAAATAATATCCATCAAATGGCAGATAAATATAAGAGTTTTATCAGTGAACGTGCTTATGCGGCTTTAAAACATTATACTATTAATATGTATGAGTGAAGAAAAGGCTAAAATATGGAAGTGTAACCCCGGCTTTCAAGAAAAATTCGTAGCAAGTAACGTAGATTTTCTTGTAGCCGGCTCTAGTATGGGTTGCGGTAAGACATTCGCTGCCCTACTGTTGGCGGCAGCACATTCTGACGACCCATATTTCCGTATGGTCTTTCTACGTAAAAATATTGCCGATACCAAGGCAGGTGGTGGTGGTCTTGATTCTGCTACATCTCTATATGGTGACTATGCAACCTTTAAAATATCCGATTCACCTCGTATGACTTTCCCGAGTGGAGCGTTTGTAGACTTCACTCACATGGCAGACCAAACCGAGGATAAAGTGTTAGAAAGAGTTAAAGGGTGGCAATATTCGTTAATATATGTTGATGAGGCTACTGGTTTTGAGTGGTCTACAATACGACTGTTGATGTCACGTAACCGTTCACAAGCAAAGTGGACTGGCAAAATGCGTCTTACTTGTAACCCGAAGCGTAATCACTGGCTGCGTAAATGGGTTGATTGGTATTTGGATGCACAAGGCTATCCAATTCCCGAGCGTGTCGGCATTGTGCGATACTTCTTCGTAAATGGTAAGACTATCGACGATGTTATATTTGGCGATACGCCCGAAGAAGTTTATAGCCAATGTAAAAAACAGATTGATGATATTCTGCGCGGTCAAGGTGACGAATATACATATAAAGACCTTATCAAAAGCACTACCTTCTACACGGGTATGCTCTCTGAAAACAAGTCTTTAGTTGCAAACGATTCGGGTTATCTTGGTTCGGTAGCCGCTATGGGTGAGAAGCAACGTATGGCTAACATGATGCAATGTTGGAATGTTGACCTTGACGACGACCTTGATATGCCTATTGAGCCTTCTAACGCTCGCCGCGTAGCTTTAAATGATGAACAAGGTAACGGTGATTTATGGATAACTGCCGACCTTGCCGATATTGGTACGGATAAATTAGTTTGCTTGGTTTGGAATGGGTTCTCTATAATTGACGCGCAATTCTTAGGCAAGTCAACACCGCGACAAAACGCGGATTTTTTACAACAAGTAGCTTCTCACTACAATATACCTGATAACCATATCATATATGATGGCAACCGTGCGCCATATATGCTTGATTACATTCCGGCGGCGATAGGCTTTATCTCTGGCTATGCTCCGCGTGGTAAATACCGCCGTGACTTTCAGCTGCTAAAAGATGAAGTATTTATGCGTCTTGTCGTGGCGATAAATAGCGGTAGGTTTTATATCGCACCTAATGTCGCCAACGCCCAATATCGCCACCCAAAACTCAAAGAGGAAATAACTTTTCTTGAAGAGTTTGTTGAAGAGTGTGGTGTAGTGCAATTCTATCAAACGCCTAACGGCAAGAAACGTCTTTTTAATAAAAAAGAAATGAATCAGAAGTTGGGTAAATCTCGTTCTATGGACGTACTGGATGCTTGCGCTATGCGCTTCTTACCTGTTCTACAATGTGAATATGGTCAAGAGATAGAGTATGGCGTGGTTACGGAGCGAGAGCGCGAAAATCAATACGGCGAATATTGTAATGTTTATGATGAATCCTTTTGGTGCTAGAATATGGCAAAACAGTTTATTGAACAAATATTAGATGATGCAAAACAGCGAGGATATGACGCTTCTATACGAGATGTATCTTACGCCGTATTACACCATGTATTGGGTAATAGTCTAATGGCGTACACCGTAGTTTTTGGTGTACCTCAGACCGACAGCGATATAACAGTCTATGAAGATTTAGACCAAAACAAATATCTGGCTCGATATATAGACAAAGCACTCGCACCTAAAGCCCCAGAGAAATCTGACGCAGAAATATTGAAATCAATCAAAGCGCAAAATAAAGTTGAGAGTGAGTTTAATAATATTACTGCCGAGGAAAATAAAGACGCTATTATCCGGCGATTGGGCGAACTTAAAGAAATGTATGACAGCAAAGAAATATCGGCAAAAGACTACGTTAAACTTGACTTGGAAGCTCGCGTAAAACTTGCCGATAAATTCGATGTTGTCGAAGAATCTAAACAGGCTGTGTATTTACTGCCTACCACCTACAATATGATATGCCCTCACACTCGACGTGAGTGTTATCAAATGACTAAAGAATTTGCAATGAAACAATTTAACTTGGTAGAAAGATAATGGCAGACGCTTCAAAATTAACACCCTTTATATTGAAATGGGAAGGCGGCTTTGTTAATAGCCCCACCGACAAAGGCGGTGCGACAAATAAAGGTATCACTTTGACTACCTTTCGTCAGTATTACGGCAAAAACAAGACCGTCAATGATTTAAAGAATATCACTGACGAGCAGTGGTTTTATATCTTCAAAAAAGGTTATTGGTTTCCTTTCAAAGGCGATTATATAGAAAATCAATCAGTGGCAAATGCTTGTGTCGATTGGGCTTTCAATAGCGGCGTAAAAACAGCCGCCCGTCAAGTTCAACAAATTCTTGCGGTCACTGCTGACGGTATCGTAGGAAATCAAACTCTGGCGGCTATCAACGCCTATGAGCCGCGAGAATTGTTCGACAAAATCAAAGCTGCTCGAATTAGGTTTGTAAATAATATCGTGCGTAACAATCCGGCGCAAGCTAAACATATTAATGGTTGGATTAATCGAATAAATGCTTTAACTTTCTAATTATATGACTGATAGAACTCTGATAGAACAACTCTTGGCTGACCCCGAGAACTTATTGCAAAAGCCGCCGTTTTACCGTGGCGTAGTAGACAAAACTCACGCTCCACAAGGTTTGCTTGGTCAAGTAGACCTTACGGGTAAAATTCGTGCTCGTGTACCGCAGATTATCCGCAATGTGGTAACACCTGAACAATATGTAGCTGAGCTTGACCCGTATTCTCACGACGTGCTTTTTGACGAAAATGTTCCGGCTATCACTATCAAAACAAAAGAGGGCGGTTGGTTGGAAATCAAACAATATCGTATTGCTATCCCGTTCCAACGTCTAATCTTGAACAAACAGGTGCGTCACCTATGCGTTAATCCTATGATACAGACTTTGCTCAACGCCGACAGTTCGGAACAGCAAAATCGCTACTTTGTCCGTATCAAGCAAGGCTGGGAACAGAAGAATATGGAAGGAGCAAAATATCAGTTCGTAGAAAATCAGAAATCCTACGG